GCATTTTCGCCCACGTTTCTTCATGCGTGTTCCACCACCTTTTTATACAGCTATTGTACACTGTTTTCAGGAATGACACCATAGAACAGTTTGTGCCTTTTTTGTGCCGTAAATGTGCAAAAAGAGCGCTGCCAACAGACGGAATACCCTGCCAACAACGCTCTTACCCTACATATCATAGAGTTCTCGTATAAAGTCTTGTGCAAAAATGATCGGTCGCATTGCATCTATTAGCTTTGCGCGCCGCTTAGATATCACGGACACATCCACATTAAAGTATTCTGCGATACACTCGTGAGTCCAATGCTTAAAGTATTTTAATTCTATCAAGTCATAATACGGGTCCGATTCTACACGCTTTAATGCTTTTTCTACAAGCGAACAAAGTTCTGGTACAACTCCATTTTGTTTCAAATCCGGATATTCATATAGTATCTTTTCCGTTTTCTTGAAGCTGTCCAATTGGCGTGCCTTTACCAGCCTATGTCTTTCAAGTTCCGTCACAACACGCTTCGCTGTCTGATTTGACACTTTGTCGATCAATTCATTTGCATTCACACTTTCACCTCCTTTTTATCGCTATCCAAGTTCACACCTATTTCCTCCCGCATCGACCGGCAGAGTGCCGGCAAGTCCACACGATGCAGGGAGAGGGCAGCGTAGTATGGCGTGCACAGCTCGTGCTCAATTGCCTGTACCTCTGCCTCTGTCGCATCTCCCCGTGCACAGCGGCATAGGATGCGACGGTAGCGATCGAAGGCAAGGCGCAGGATACACGCCGCCAGCTGTACATAGGCATCGTCTATGCTGCGTGGGTCGGCGATCCACTCGGTTTCCTCCGGCTAGGATGCTTCCAGCCGCTGTGCCTTGCAGCGCTCCCGATACGCCTGCTGGGTGGCGAGGATGCGGTCACGGTTGGCGAGGTAGCGGGCGTGGCTCTGCACTGCGGCGCAGTCCTTACAGATCACCTCAATCATTCTGTGTGAACTCGATGGGTTGGATCATCTCCGGCAAGAAGTTGATCTCGTAGTGATACGGGTCAACGTGTGCGCCGCTGATATCCTCCACCGTGTAGACCGTCCACTCGTTCAGGTACACATAATCCACCTTGTACTGATTCTGGGCGACTTCCAGCGTCACGACAAGCTCGTGATTGCTGTTGTTCGACAGAGAAAAGTACCCGATCAGTTCCAGAATCGGCTTGTCTGTTCTGGCGTTGATAACGGACAGCCGGCGTTCCACGTTGAAATAGTCTGCTTCTTTCTGGACGTTGTATGTGGCTCTCTCCGCCTCCGTGCAACCGGTCATGAATGTAGCCGTCATGCATGCAGCAGTTACAGCTGCGATAGTTCTTTTCTTCATGTGTAGTCCTCCTTGTTTTGTCTTTTCGCTTGGTTAACACTCGGTTAACGCTTGACGTGCGTTAAAAACGTCACAGTCGCATTCAGGACTGCCGCTGCCATCCAATAGACAGCCTTCCCGTAATCCTTATGCCACAAACTCACTGCCGCTGCCAGCAGAATCATGGCGATCGGCAGTATTTGCGTTGCGTTGATTCTGTTCACGTCGTTTCCTTTCTGCCTCTGTCTCATATTTGCATCAAAGTGTGAATTACCAGCACATTTAGCGCAGTCGCCGTCCCCAGATGGATAGCGTATCTGTACCATCCAAGACACAGGCAATATACGTTAACTGTTGCGCACAGCAATATTAGCCCAAGATACAGCAGCGATAACGCTACAAAAAACTTATCCATGCTTTCGCCTTTCTAACGCTCGATTAACACTTGCACGGTTTCGGCAGTGGCATCCATGCAACAACATCGATTTTGGTGCCGGCAGGCGTTTTCCCATTCATCAACACAATCACTGGATATCTCTCGCCGACAAGTACGTCATATGCAATCCTGCCGTATATCGACCAGTGCATTCCGTCAAATTCTGCTATTCCACAATTCACATAACCGCATCCATCAGAATCCCAGTATACATAGGTGATGATGTATTCGCCGTTATTTCTCGGGACTTTTTCAGATGTCTTTATCCATTCCTGCACCATGTGTCATTCCTCCTCACACCCGATGCACTCACGCACAATGCCATACGCTTCGTTGATCTCAATCATGGCATCTCCGAGGACATCGCCGCTTTCCTGCCAAAATTGCTTTTTGATCTGCTTCAGCTGCTCCTCTGTGACCAGCGTTCCCGGATTGCCACGCAGCGTGTCAAATGCCGTCATGATCCGTGATGCCGTTTTCTTGTCCTCGCCGCAGATGAGATATACCTCATCCTCAAACTGCTGTCTTGTTTCTGCGTCAATCATTGTTCTTCCTCCCCTCTATTTCGCAATTAAAGATCATCGTCTGTTTCAATCAAACCCATTCTCGCCCCGCAGTTCGGGCAGTAATCAAACGTATCCGTCGGCATAAAAAACGCTTTTTTGCATCTGCCACAGATAGCAGCTCCGTTCTTGATTGTTTCACCGTCGTAACTCGTGACATCTTCTCGTGTCCAGTTGGCTTTCGGTGGCACGTCCGCCCGACGGTTCCAGTCTTTTGCAGCGCGCTCATTTGCACAATACTCCGCAGATATCAAGATTATCCTGCTGCTTGCACAGCATGTGGCACAACCGACGGAAATCGCCGTTTTACGTGCACCAATATCCTTAAATTTTGCTTTCCCTCCACAAAACGGGCAGGGTTTCAGTTCGATTTCACTCATTTCCTCTCGCCTCCTCATACGGCACCGGCAGATATGCCCAAGCGATGACCTCCAGGTCGCTGCTGCCTGCGTCGTACAGGTCAATATAATCGTAGCACGACGAGATCGCCCAGCCGTTGTTATACTTCACGCCGCTCCACACAGCGCTGTCACCTGTCTCCTTGTTGCGTACCGTTACCAGGATATCGTCCTCCGGTCTCGGCAACTTTTCGCTGACCGGTATCCATTCAATTTCCGTTTTCATTTTGCTTTCCCTCCCCAATCCGTTTCAATTCTCTATCCAGCTTAAACCCGACGCTCCGATCCACAAGCTCCGGTCCGAGGTAGCCCCGCATCTGTTCCATCATGATCAGCAGGTCACCGGTCTCTTCGATCAGGTCGTCCCACCTCGCAGACTGGCTGCGGAACCGCTTGACTTTCTGCGCTGCAAGAATAAACTCAGACGCTTCCTCCACCGCCTGTTCCAGCTGCTTCCATATATCCCTGTGAGACATGATCTCCCAGAGTTTCTTCTTCTGTTCTGCGTTCATGCGTTCCTCCCTCGCTTTTGCCGTTCCATCATTTTTTTGAGATACCGTTCTCTGTACGGCCTTTTCATGTATGCCGGATTCTCTGCGTTCGCTCTGTCACGCTCCTGCGCCCGTCTGGCAAGCCGTGCTTTGTATTCCGCATAATCGCGGGGCACTTAATGTGACAGACCGCACAGCGGCTCTCACAGCCTTTACAGGGCGCATCCGGATTCTTCGGTTTCTTCTCTTCGCTCACGCCATTTCTCCTCTTCCAGCGGTGTGATGGTAAAACAGTACCCCGGCTTCGCTTTGTGCCATATCTTCTGCGCAAACAGTTCCACCACAAGGGCATCGTCCTTCCAGTATCCAAGCTCTGTCATGATGTCCTGCATGCTCTTCAGCAGGTTGTCCACGTCCGGTCTTGTCAGCCGATAGTCCCCGTCATGATGTCCCTTGCTGTACGGGAACCTCCACTGCACCGCAAGGCGCACAGGGCAGCAATACGGTTCTTCCGGCACAAACGGCTTCAAGTACGCCCGCAGCGTCTGCTTCATCGCTTTCACGTTCGGCGGATCGTAGAAGATCACTCTCCCCGCACTGCAATAAGATTTGCGCTCCTGTGCCGTTGCCGTGCACGGTCTGCACTGGATATAGAAATGCAGTCTTTTGTTTTGCATAGAATCCCTCCCTGATTGCCCGCCATCCCACCGCTTGCCTGCTGTTACGTCTCTCCGCTTTTCGTGGTATGCGCCTGCATCAGCACATCCACCAGCCCGCTGCTGATCATGGACTCCGGCAGGGTGTCCTCCAGGTACTCCCGATAGGCAGAGGTTCCGGCGGACTCCTCGGTGTGCGGCGCAGCAGCATCGAACGAAACAAGCGAAGCGCTGTCTTCTTTTTCTTCTTCTACTTTCTCAATATCTTCTTTTACTTTCTTATACTGTTGGGACGACCCTGGGCTTACCTTGGGACGACCTTGGGACGACTCTGGGAATTTGCTTGGGACGCTCTGAAACTTGTCGAAGTGATTGATCGCAAATACGGTATATTTCGGATACTTCGACCTTGTGACCTCGCCTGTGGCTTCCAGATGCCGTATTGCGGTTCTCACTTTGTCCACGCTGAGCTTGGTTTCCTTTGCAAGTATCGCATAGCTGGACACCCGGCTGCCCCGCCTGACCGTGATCCCGTGCCACTTGCTGTCCTCGATGGACACCGTCAGCAGCAGGTGCAGAAACACCACCTTCGTGTTGACATCGTCGTACCACTCCCACTTCAGTAGGCTGCGGTAAAGCTTGATGAAGCCGTTTTCCAGCATGTTGTATCACCTCGGTTAAAACGGTGTCTCTCCGTCGCTGAGAATCTCTTCAAAGTCGCTGAGATCGCCCAACTGCATGGGTGTCTGCTGTGCCACATCCCGCTGGTAGGTGTGCACCGGAGCGCTCTGCGGGCTTACCGTGTGTCCTGAAGGCGGAGCGCTCTGGGTGCTCTGTGCACCATCCCTGTTTCCCACGAATCCCACGTTGTCGCAGTGCACCGCCATGCTGTAGTGCTTTGTGCCGTTCTGGTCGGTGTAGTCGTTGTTCCGCAGCTCGCCGGACAGCTCGATCCAGCCGCCCCGGCGGAAATACCGGCTGACGAAATCCGCCGTCTGCCGCCATGCCACGCAGCTGATAAAATCCGCCTCCCGTTCTCCGGTCTGTTTGTTGGCGAAGCGGCGGTTCACCGCCACACGGAACTGGCAGACCGATACGCCGCTCTGGGTCTGTCTGAGTTCGGGATCGGCGCAGAGCCGGCCGGTGATGAGGATGCTGTTCATGGTTAACCTCCTAACACATCTGAGAAGTCCGCTTCCTCCGGTGTTTCTGCGACTTCTGCGACTTCTGCGACTGCGGTCTGCTCAGAGGCCGGCGCTTCCACATGCTCCACAAATTCCGTTGCGCCATCCTCGTGCAGCACTGCCATATCGCTGGTAATGGCACGTTCCATCTCAATGGACATGATACCCCACTTGCTGATCAGCTGCCGGAGCATGGTCTTGCACGCCATTCCGTCAAAATCCTTTTCCCAGAAAGTGTACCCTTTTCCGGCGGAATAGCCCTTGGAATAGCGGCGTGCGTGGGACTCCATCTTCTCCCTGCTCCAATAGATCGCTTTCCGGAACCCATTGGTGTATTCGAACATGGCGTAATATCCGGAAGTCGGTGCTTCCTCCCGCTGTCTTTCATCCGGAATCAGCTGCACTTCGATTTCCTCATTCAGCGGGTCGAATCGCACCAGCTCTCCCGCCTTGATCGGCAGCACATTCAGCTTTTTGTACTGTCCGGAACGGATCGCCAGCTGGATATATCCCTTGTATCCCAGCTGGAACTGCGCTGTTTTCCGGTGGTTCTTGTTGTCGTTGAACGGCACGAGGTAATATTGCCCCAGCTGCGGTGACGGCGACAGGTTCAGCCCCTCGCCCAGAAGCCCCGCAGAGAGAATTGTCCCTGCATCGCACTCCTGAAGCGCCGGATTTGCACTGACTGCGGAGGTGATCGCTGTCACAAATCTTGCTGCACGTTTTGGGTCTGCCAATGTGTTCTGGATCAGCCGCTTGTATCCGTCCGACTGAATCGCAACAGTAAACGGAAGCTTCTTTCCGCTGCTGCTTGCCAACTTGTTTTGTACTGCCATGTTATTTCATCCTTTCTGTGTCCTGATAGATTCCGCTTTCTGCGCTCTTCCGCAGCACACGGAACGAAATCCCCTCTCGCCTCATGTAGTCCCGCAGATCCATCATCTGTGTGCGTGTACAGGTTGCCAGAAACGCAGCAGAGCCGACAGGGTCCGGAAGCGTGACCGCCTCCCGTGCTGCTACCATTGCATCCACCTCCGGTGTCTCCGGAATGCGTTCCGGCGGGGCTTGCCGTTTCTGCTCTGCTGCTTCTCTGCGCCGGAAGAGTTCCGCAGCCTGCAGCGTCTTGGTCATGTTATAGTGTTTTTGATACTCTGCAAGGATTGCAGAGAGATAGGGCTTGTCCCGGAACTGCTCCCGCAGCACTGCCAGATCGTTCCGGATTCGGTCGATCTGATCTGTGAGTTCCAGTTTTAGCGCTTCTGTGCGCTGCGAAACATTTGCCCACTTCGGATTCAGAATTGCATCAAACCGGATAAATTCCCGCAACTCCCCGTCCGAAATGTAGTCCTCAAAGGTCTGGTACAGCTGGTTGTATTTCTCCTGCTTTCTCGCATCCTCAAAGCTTTTGAGCTGTGTGTCAATGGCGGCAATGGGGGCTTGAATCATGCTGACAAGCGCCTTGCACTGTACCTCAAATGCCTCATACGGGGCAAGACAGGTGCGCTTGATCTCTTTCCGCTTGTCCTCGATTGCTTTCACCAGCTGGTTCAGCTTCGCTTTGTCTGATTTGGCAGCTTTGATGCTGTCCTCTGTGACCACCAAATTCTGATAATACGCCAGTTTCGGCGCAATCTGCTCTTTCAGTTCCTCGAAATTCCAGTCGATCTGCTGCGGCAACACAGACAAATCGGTATTCACAACAAAATCCATAAAATATCACCACTCCTCTCTTAAATTTCCGGCAGGATCAGCGCCGGTTTCATCTCGGCTTGTACCAGTTCCCAGAATGTTTCTTCCTTTTCCAGCAGCCATGCCAGATCGTCAAGAACATCCGCACGATTCACAAAATATTCCCGTATCTGCTTTCTTGGTACACCGCCGGAATGGTATCGAAGATATGCATACAAATACACGAAATCCCATCCGGTGGCGAGCAGCTGGTGCAGTACCTGCACATAATAGTTCTGCGGCAGACGGTTTTCCCATGTCTCCCACTGTGCAGCGTTCTGAATGGTGCAGGTCTTGATTTCCAGAATGCCCTTGCCGGTATCGCCGGTCAGCTCCCCGTCCAGTGTGGCGTAGAGCCAGCTGTGCCTGTCCTCGGCATACATCCGGTATGGATGATATGTCACCTGAAATTCCGGATGCTCGACTTGAAACAGGTTTCGCAGCACGGGTTCTGCTGCTACGCCAAATGCAACCGCAGGCTTGTCCGAGATATCTTCAGCGCAAGAATGCCCTGTCTTCTCCTCCCACAACTGCACATTCGTCTTGTAACGATTCATCCCGACCACACATGCTGCATCGCTTCCGCCAATGCCACGCTTTCGGCACGCCAGCCAATCCGCACGTGTTTCGGGATCACACAAAATCATTTGACAAATCCCTCGCTTTCTGTTATACTAGTGATGGTTTATTTTTTATCCAAGTCCCCGTTACCGGTTGCCGCCGGTGCGGGGGTTTTTTCTGTCCGGACTCTGCCGCAGAGCCAGTCCAGCGACACGCCGAAATAGTCGGCAATGGCGCAGATGGTGGACAGATTGGGGCAGCGCTGGCGGTAGTAGCAGTTCTCCATGCCCCACAGGGTCGCATGTCCGACGCCGACGTGCTGCGCCAGCTCCTTGAGGGACATCCCTGCGGCGCTGCGCATGCCGTACAGGTTGGCGGCGAGGGCTTCTGGATGGTACGTACACATCACACATCCCTCCCGAAAATCCGCTGGTGCATCTCGTGGAGCAGCTCCCGTATGATGACCCTGCCGCTGACCTTGGGCACAGTGTCGGGCACGCTCTGATGCCAGTGTCCGCACCACTCTGCGGGGGTGTAGCCCAGCGTCTTGCAGCGGGGCGCAGGGATACGGGAGCCGTCCTGCTCTGTCGCCGTGCCCAGCGCTACCACATAGGCGGGCGTACCGGTTACCTCCGGCGCAGCCAGACTGCACGTGTACAGCTCGTAGGCGCTGCGCCATACTCTGATGGGTTCATGCATTGGTTTCTTCCTCCTTTTGGTAACTGAGTGCGAAAAGTGCAAGCGCCATCGAAGAAATTACGTGCGACTTGCTTTCGCCGCCGTTTCTGACAATTGCTTCTGCGACACTGTCTGCGGCAGCAACATAGCCGCTGACCAAATCTCTTGCGGATACCTTATGCGCAATCAAATGTACCTCTTGGGCGTTCTTGTCCTTGTCTATGTCAATGATGATCTCAATGTGTTTCTTTTTTTCTTCCATTGTTTCTTCCTCCTCTTTCATGCTTTATCTTCATTTGCAAGCTTCAATCCGGCATAATCCAACACTTCTTCTGTGATCTCGTCCAGAAAGTAGACCAGCGTTTCCGTCGGCTCTTCATAGTCATAGTCGAGACTCAGGTCAATTACGATTGCAAACTTGAAGCCGTTTCCGCTGTAGTGCGTGTGCAGCCAGTCGTGGATCAGCTTGAGATTCGTGCTTTTGAAAATGATGCAGTAGTTGCCGTACTTGTCCTGCACATCTTCGATCACCTTCACGGCGCATTCACCTCCATATGCAGCTCCCGCAGGAGCTTATTCTGTTCTTTCCGTGTACAGGGACTGGTCAGTATCTCGTGGCGGATCGCCGCCGGACTCCAGCCCTCTGACAGCATGCGCCGGACGTTCCGCCGGAGCTGCTGTGCCTGTCTGGAGGGCGCTCCGCCCCACTGGTGCAGCTTGTCCATCTGTCCTGCCTCCTCTCGTGTCCTCGAATATCCTGCACGGGTACAGCCTCGACCGCTCCGGACAAAGGCTGTACCAGTAGCAGGTTTTGCAGGTGGGTTCACTGCTGTTTTTCCTGTGGTTTTTCTTCCCGCAGGAAGTCGTATTTTCCGGTGGTATCATTTCGCACCTCTTCCACGAAGCCGTGCACATTCACGCCGAACAGCATCCGGAACAGGTCATCTGTGGTGAACTGCATCTCCGGATTCACACGGACTTCCCGTATATTTGGACTTGCCATGTGTCCACCCCCTTTACGCCGCATCCCGTTCGATCAGCGGGTAGATGTCATCGGATTTCAACAGGTCATAGATAAACAGCCGTCCCTTTTGTGTCCAGTAGGTGTGCGGGTCGGCAGCGTGCTCTGTGCCGTCATCGCCGTGGTAGGTGTGCGTCTTGGTGCTGGTGTAGCCCATGCCCGCATACTTCTGATACAGCAGCCACGTCTTGCCTTGCTTGTACTGCACGCCGTGCTGGTGGAGATACTCGTTCAGCTTCTGGGCGCTCCACCCGTAGTCCTTTGCGATCTTACCGATGGAGATCAGGTCCTTGCAGTTCAGCACCACGTCATAGTAGCTTGCCTTGGGCTGTAGCTCTGCGATCTGCTGGTTCTGTACGGCAACGGTGGTCAGAAGCTGCTGTTTTTCTTTCTGCTCTTCAATCCAGCGCTGTGCACGGAGCACGGGGTCTTCGATCATGTAGCTGTCACGCTGCGGAAGTCCATGTACGCTGAAATAGGTGTCCACCAATACTTCATACGCTTCCCACGCCATGTCGGTGTTCAGGCTCTTTGCCAGCATCAACGCTCCCTTTTCCGTCCAGAGGTAGAGCACCGCAGCTCGCTTGTCAATCAGTTCGGAACCGTCAGGATTCACTGCCCGACAACTTGTCGCCCAGTCCTTAAACTCCTTTAGCTCAGCTCCAGTCAAGCAATAATAATGCTTGCCCTCTGTGTACCGTTCCTTGTTCCGCTGGAAATTCCGCTGGATTGCATCGGTGTTCGTTTCGTACCGCTCCGCAATTTGCGTAGTGGTCAGCACCCGCTGGTTGTTGGTCTCAATGACCTGCAAATTGTCGTTCATGCTTCGATTTCCTCCTCTCTGTTACATTGCCATTGTATCGGCGCTGTGCTCCTGCGACTCTTTTTTCACGATCTGGAACCGTGCCTCTGCTGCTGCCATGCCGTCCTTGTACCCTCGGATATATCCCCGCAGTTCCAGAAAACGGTCTACCGGCGCTACAACATCCAGCGCCGCATGCATCAGCTGCTTCGCCTCTCTTGTCTCTGTCATACTTCTCACCTCCCTTTGCGTCGTGTTTTGCCGCCTTGCGGCTGGAGAGCGGTTTTGCGCCATGCTCAGGGCGGTGTGTTATTTTTCCAACAGCAAGTCTTTCAGCTGTTGCATTCTGCATTTCACCTGTTCATGCGTCGCAAATATTTCGGTGGCTATTGTTTCTGTTTCTGCGATATAGCATACTCTGTTTGATTTTTCACCAGCAATGATGCTTGCCACAGCATCTAAATTTATTAGATCGCCGTCGTTCAATTCAATCCATCTCATATTCACACCTCCTCTGCCGGCTCGATCATCTCAAGCTTGTCCAGTACATATCCTTGCAGATTTGCGATTGGCTCCAGTGCCCGTTCCAGCATTTTACTGCCGGATTCCATGCGCTTATCCAACAGCCGCGCAACCGTATCGCTGACTGACAGCACGATGCAAGTTTCGGCGATCTCTTTGACTGCCTCCGGCTTTTTCATTGTGTAGGTAACTATGATTTTTTTCATGGTGATTCTCCTTTTCGTTGTATTCCCGGCTCCGGTGTGGTATAATGAAGCTTGGAAGGGGGGTGAATAATATGAAGTTAGACTATGACTGCTTACGCTCATTGCTGTTAAAGCTGGAGGCTTCTGAAAATCTTGATGATGATCTGCACTATCAGTACATGACACTGGACGATATGGCAGAGGCATTGCCGAAATTTCCAAAAAGCATGATTGCATACACCACTTTGAAAGCGAAAGAAGGCGATTTGATAAATGCAAGCATCATGAATGCAGATGGATGCATTTATGCGTGCACCTATTCCAGCTTGACCTACGATGGACACCAATTTCTTGAAAACATCAGAAATGACAGCATCTGGGATAAAACAAAGTCAATAGCAAAAGAAATAGGCTGTTCATCACTTCGTTCATTGGCATCTATTGCCGGGAAGGTCGCTTTTGATGTAATTCAGTCACAATTATAGGATTTTCATTCTCATCGGTTACGGCAAATTCTTTCTTTGTGGTAAGAAAGCAGCCATTCGGTACCTGACAAATCCCTTTTTGGCACTCTGTATTTTTCTGTGGATCACATAGATACAGCGTGTCTTTTTTCTCATCCGTTTTCATTGCATTTCACCTCTTTCTTTTACAATTATTCAATTCCCTCTGTGCAAGTGGTTGAATTTATCACCGTTTTGTGGTATAATTTGATTGAAGGAGGTGATATTCATGAACAATGGTTTGCTTGATGGTCAGGAAATTGAAATTGACTGTCCGAACTGCGACAAAGAAATCACAATCACTATAGGTTCCGGAAAAAGTAGTGTGATTTGTCCGCATTGCAAACAGGAAATTTCTATCGATGACACAAATCTTACAGATGCACTCGAAGATGCCGAAAACATGCTTGACGACTTACTCGATGGTCTTTTTTAAGTCGAGAACATGTTCCAGTTTCTTGGCAATCGTATCGATCTGTGCTTCTAAGCCGTTCAGCGCTTCTTGCAGCTGGCTTGTATCACCTTTGAGTTCGATCACATAAGGAAGCCGTTTGGGTTCACTGCCTGCTTCCCGCTGGATTCCCAGCAAATCATCTGCCGTGCAATCCAGCAAGGATACCATTTTCTCAATGGTTGCAATGCTTGGTTCTCGCTTTCCTTTTACCCAGTTACTGACAGCATTTTCCGTTACGCCTAAGCTGTTGGCAAGCATCTTTTGGGTCATTCCTCTTTTTGAGAGGATTTCTTTTAGCCGCATCATTTCTGTCACCTCCCTCCTGTGTCCAGTCGTTTGCGTTTTTTATAAATCACAGTTCTCGTTCAAGTGTCATGCCGCACTTCGTCACATAAGCAAACATCTCACAAACATTTAACGTACAAATATCTTCCTGTTGCAAAATCGTTCTTTTTGTCAATGTGCAAACATTGCCATCAATTTTTAAGTAAAGTCGCTTTTGACCACCACAAAACAATTTCATGCAATACCCACTTGCCGCCATTATCCCGTCTAGAAATGCTTGTGTGTCTGAGCACTCTGACTCATCTTCTCCTAAAGAAATTACTTGTATTTTTAATCCAGTAAATTCTTTGAGAGTTTCTAAAACAGTTTCAAACTTTGTAGTGCACCACTCGCTATTTTCAACTAAGGTACGCCTATAAAATCCTATCAATGCTGACTCATACATCAATGCTTTTCTTGACGGCATCGGGCTGGTGTAGGCTATTTTTATAATTCTTTGCTCAACAGGTTTCGCTGCGAGCGATTGTGCTCTCAAAATTACATTCTGAGAAATCCCGATTTTTACAAGACCGCTTTCGCTAAGCATGACATATACATGCTTGTCTTTCACTAACATCACCTCCTTGCTGTGATTCTATAATATCACATTCGTGGTATCATGTCAATGCTTTTTCCTATGTTTGTGGTTTAAAATATCATTTTCGTATGATTGCACAAAATTAAATTATCACTTTTGTGCAATTTTAAAGCCTTTTTCACACATATCGCACGTTGACATTATCACGAATGTATGATACAATGATATTATAGTGAGGAGGTGAAAGAATGGAAACAAAAGACATACTAAAATCACTGCGTAAGTCAAACGGATATTCTACAATGCAAGAATTTTGTGCTGCGGCAGATATCAGCTTTAGCACATACCAAAACTATGAGTCTGGAAAAAGAGTCCCAACTGCCGAGATACTTGTAAAACTCGCCGACTTCTACGGCGTCACCACGGACTATCTTCTCGGCAGACCGGATGCCAAAGCGCCGGCGGATCTGATCCGGGCGGTGGCTGCGGAGCGGCAGCTCACCAGCGCCCAGCAGGGCATTCTTGCCGCATACCTCTATATGGACAGCGGGGACCGGGAGAAGCTGGTGGAATATATCCGGCAATTTGCCGCAGCAGCAGAGAAAGCGGATGCGCCGGAAGACCGTGCCACCATGACCTGCGGCGAGGTGGAGGACTTCCGGGAAGCGCAGCTGCACGAAAAAGGCGCAGCTGGGTGATCTCCCTGCGGAAAAAATAACCCCAAAAACCGCCGCCCTGCCAGAATCAGCAGAGCGGCACTGTACATAATTATTTTACAGTTATATTTGCCTTTCTGCGTATTCAGTTTTACGCCCCGACCATCAGCAGTCGGAATGTTTCCCTGCCCTTGGGTGTAACAAGGTCCTGTGTGCCTTTCCACTGGGTTTTCTCGTTC